CAACAACCTGGCCAAGATCACGTCCGGTGGCAACAAGTGGCACATCCTGGCGGGCACCAAGCACGCCATCTCGTGGGCCTCTCAGATCACCGAGGTGGAGACCCTGCGTTCCACCGCCACCTTCGGGTGGATCCTGCGTGGTCTGAACGTGTTCGGCTTCAAGGTCACCAAGGTGGAAGCCCTGGTCGACTTCGTCGCTGCCCGCGGCTGATCCTGGCGGGTAACCGCCACCCCCGCCCTCACCGTGGAAACGCGGTGTGGGCTTTTTCTTTGGAGTCCCAGATGAAATTCATTCAGGTCCGCGGCAGCGGCGATGTCTACTACTACACGCCGGAGCTCGCCAAGCGGGACGACGTTGACGTCATCGAGGGCCCCAGCGACGCCACGCCCGACGACGTGCAGCGCAGCCTGGCCGAGATCCGAGAGCGCCTGCGCCAGGAGGCCGACGAAGTGGCCCGCGAGGCGGAGAAGGCGTTCACCGCCAGGGTCGCGCAGCGCACCGCCAAGGTCGCCAAGGTGCCCGAAGGCGTGAAGGTCGAGCGCAAGACCCTGAGCGAAAAGGCGGCCGTTGTCGCCGAGGCCGAGGCCGCCGTGAAGGCTGGTGGCGCCGATGTCGATAGCGAGTGATGTTGTCGCCTCGGCACGCCGGACGCTCCAGGACTACGACGCCGACCGGTTCTCCGACGCCGACCTGCTGAAGTGGGTCAACGGGGCGCGCCGCGCGCTGGCTGTGGCCATGCCGCAGGCCTACACCGTCGACCACCTGTTCACCCTCGTTGCCGGCGCCAGGCAGACGCTGCCCGCCAACACGGCCGTCTTCAATGACATCAGCCGCACCGAGGCTGGCACGCCGGTGACCATCGTCGAGCGCGAGGTTCTCGATGCGTTCAGCCCGGGCTGGCGCACTGCGGCTGCTGGCCCGACCGCGCACTTCATGTACGACGAGCGCGACCGGTTCGTGTTCGACGTCTACCCGCCAGCCGTTGCCGGGGCGAAGGTCTACATGAGCTACTCGCCGTCTCCGACCGACCTGGTCCTCGGCGGCGCGCTCAACGCGACAGAGGACCTGTTGCGTGATGCCCTTGCCGACTACACGGTCGGCCGCGCGCTGCTTGACGACGCCCAGTCGCCGACCAACGAGCGCCGCGCCGTTGTTCACCTGCGGGCCTTTGCTGGCGCCACCGGTGCCAACTTCAACTCGGTCCTGGCCAGCAGCCCGAACGTCGCCAACGACGGCGGGAAGATGCCGAGGATGTCACCGAAGGTGGCGACATGAACTACGCAGACCTGGCCCCGATCGTCGCCGTCGATGTGATGGGCGCGCCGCAGCCGCTGGTGATCAGGAAGATCGCCGAGGCGGCCAACGAGTTCTTCCGCCTCACGCGGGCCTACGAGGTTGACCGCACGCCAGCGACGGTGTCGGCCAACACGCAGACGATCACGCTGGTGCCGCCGACCGGCACGGCTTTCGTCGAGGTCAACATGGTCAAGCTCGGGCCGAAGAAGTTGGTCCCGCGCACGCGACGCCAGCTCGACGAGGACGAGTACGAGTGGGAGGTGAGGACCGGCACACCGGACTTCTACAGCGCCGTCGGCGGCACGATCCGCCTGGTGCCGTACCCGATCGTCAGCGCCCCCGAGCTGCTGCGCGTCAACTACTCAGTCTCGCCGTTACTGACTGCCCAGTCAGTAGCGGACGAGCCCGGCCTGGCCTACCAGGACGCATTGATTGCCGGCGCCAAGGCCCGCCTCTTGGCCATGCCCAAGAAGTCCTGGGCCGACCTGGCCTCGGCCGGCGTCTTCCAGGCCGAGTACATGAAGCGTGTCAATGAGGTTCGCATCCAGGTTCGCAACGGCGGCTCTTCTGAGCAGCAGATGAGGGTTCGGTCGAGGTTTATATGACGATCACGCCAGATCGCATTGAGCGCTTGTTCGAGCGCCTTGAAGAGACAGCCGTCAGCCTGGCGCACGTCGCCGGCGACCTGAAGCTGGTGGCCGAGCGCCAGGAGACCGCCTCCATAGCGATGACGTCGCTGCAGCGCGCGACCGAAGACAACCGGGCCGCCATATCCAAGCTGAGGTCCGACCTCGATAAGTGGGTCAACCGCGGCTGGGGCGCGTGGGGCGTCGTGTTCCTGCTGTTCACGATCGTGACGGCTGTCGACTTGGGGTGGGCCCGCGGCATCCTGGGCCAGCCGCCAGCTCAGCACGTTCAACCGCCAGCACCCTCGGTGCCAATTACTGGAAGGTGAGCATGGCGAAAAAGCCCGTCGAGAGCCAGTCCGTCGTTGATCTTGCTGGGAAGAGGGTGTGCGCGAATTGCGAGTTCATCGATGACGTCGAGGATGGATTCGGCTTCTGCCGCGGCTCTCCGCCGCAGGTTGTTCTGATGGAAGAGGAGCCAACCTCTTGCGACCCTGCCGTGAGCGTGTTGCGCCCGGCGTGCCGCTTCTTCTCCATGAGGCTCAACTCGTGAACCGGGCCACAGACGATGAGTTCATCGCCTGCTGGAACCGGAACGACGGCAGGGCGCCGAAGGTTGCGGTTGAGCTTGGCATCGCGCTGCGCAGCGTCTTGACTCGGCGAAGAAAAATCGAGGGCAGGACCGGAGAGCCGCTGCTGGCCGCCAGCAGCGCCGAGGTGGCCAAGCAGGTCGATCGCTCGTACTCGCGCCGGGTCGGGCTCGAAGTCGAAGACGGCACCGTGATCGTCTTCAGCGACGCGCACTACTCCATCAACGGGCAGAGCAGGGCGCACCGCGGCTTGCTCAAGCTGATCAAGCAGCTGAAGCCTGTGGCCGTCATCGCCAACGGCGACATCCTGGACGGCTCGTCGATCTCGCGCCACGACCCTGACGGCTGGACCAAGCAGCCGACCGTGAACGAGGAGCTCAAGGTCGTCGTGGAGCGCATGGACGAGGTCGCCAAGGCGGCCCGCAAGGCCTTCAACAACGTCAGGCTGTTGCGCACGCGCGGCAACCACGACTTCAGGTTCGACGTCAAGCTGGCCAGCGTTGCGCCGCAGTACCGCGGCGTGCAGGGCATGTCCCTTGCCGACCACCTGCCCGACTGGAAAGAGGCCGTCTCGATCATGGTCAACGAGCGCGCGGCGACGCCGACCATGGTCAAGCACCGGTGGCACAACGGCATCCACGCCACCTACAACAACCTGCTCAAGGGCGGCATCAACATCGTCACCGGCCACCTGCACCGCCTGAAGGTGGAGGCCTGGGGCGACTACCGCGGCCGCCGCTACGCCGTCGACACGGGCACCCTGGCCGACATCGACCAGGAAGAGTTTGCCTACACCGAGGACAACGCAGTGCCGTGGGGCTCTGGGTTCGCTGTCCTCACCTTCCGCGGCGGCGAACTGCTGCCGCCCGAGCTCGCAGAGGTCATGGCCGATGGGCTGGTCTTCCGCGCAACCGTATACGAGGTCTGAATGTCCGCACTGCTCACGTTCCTTGGCGGCTCCGCCTTCAGGATGATCTGGGGGGAGTTGTCCGGCTTCCTCACCAAGAGGCAGGAGTTCTCTCAAGAGATCCAGATGATCGAGGCGCAGCGCCAGGCCGACGCCGAGGCGCACACCCGCAACATGCAGATGATGCAGCTGCAGAAGCAGCTCGGCATCGAGGAGGTCCGGGTCGGCGGCGAGCTGGCCATGGAGAAGGTCAACGCGGAGGCGTTCGTCGAGGCCCAGAAGCGCGCCTTCAGCAAGACCGGCATCAAGTTCGTCGACGTCTGGAACGGGATCATCAGGCCGCTGTTCGCGTCGCTGGCTCTCATGCTGTGGGTCCTCAAGGTCTCTCAGCAGGACTTCGTGATGGACGAATGGGACCGCGACCTGGCCGCAGGCGTGCTGGGCTTCTTCGTGGCCGACCGCACGCTTGGGAAGCGCGGCAAGTGAAAGACCTTGCCGTGGCCACCGCGGCCGCGCTGTGCCGCAGGTTCGAGGGCTTCTACTCGAAGCCCTACCTGTGCCCTGCCGCTGTGTGGACGATCGGCTACGGCGCCACCTTCTACGAGGACCGCCGGAAGGTCCAGCCGCACCACCCGCCGATCGACAAGGCCCGGGCCGAGCAGCTTCTGCAGTGGCACCTGCGGAACGTCTACCTGCCACAGGTTCTGGCGCTGTGCCCTGGAATTGACGACCCAGACCGCCTGGCGGCCATCGTCGATTTCACTTTCAACCTCGGTGTCGGCAACCTGCGCGCCAGCACGCTGCGCCGCAAGATCAACGCCGGCGAATGGGACGGGGTGCCCGAGCAGCTGATGCGCTGGAACAAGGCTGGCGGCCGTGTGCTGCGCGGCCTCACTCTTCGCCGACAGGCGGAGGCGGAGCTGATATGAGGGTTCAAGTCCAAGCGCTTGGTGGAATGCGGCAGGCCATCGAGCCGCACCTCCTGCAGGAGAGCGAGGCCCAGATCGCCTCCGACACCCACCTCGAAGGCGGCGCAATCGAGGGCCTGAAGGGCGACGTCGTGCTCAAGGCCTTGACCAAGGGCACGGTCAACACGCTCTGGAAGTACCCGACCAGCAACCCGTCGAACTACTGGCTGGAGTTCACAGGCCGCGCGGACGTGGTCCGGTCGCCTGTGATCGACGACATCTACGACCGCATCTACTGGACGGACACCGTCGGCCCGAAGTACGCCCCGGCATCGGTGGTCTTGTCTGGTGCGAGCTACCCCGGCAGCTTCTACAGCCTGGGCATGCCGTCACCGACCACGCTGCCGACGGCGAGCGGCGTCACGGCCGGCGTCACAGGCAGCCAGGAGTTCCGGGCCTACACCGAGACCTTCGTGTCCGCGTATGGCGAGGAGAGCCCGAACGGCCCCGTCAGCGCAGTGATCGACATGGACCCGACCACCTCGGTCACCATCGGCAACCTGACGCCAGTCCCGACGCCGTCTGGCGGCAAGGCGTGGAACATCACGCACCGGCGCCTGTATCGCACCTCGTTCACCGGCGGCACCTCCGCGGGTTTCCAGCTGGTCGCCCAGCTGCCGGTGGCCACCACCAGCTACACCGACTCGCTGGCGCAGTCGAGCCTGGGCGCAACCCTCTCGTCCGAGGGCTACTACCCGCCGCCGGACGGAGCCTACGGCATGACCGTGACCGAGTCGGGGGTGATGGTGCTGCTCAAGGACCGCGACGTCCACCTGAGCGAAAACTCGCTGCCGCACGCCTACGACCCCGACTTCACCAAGAGGCTGCAGTACAAGACAGTCGCGGCCGCAGCGTTCGAGGGCGCGCTGGTGGTGATGACTGAGGGCGACCTGTACGTCGGCAACGGCACCACGCCGTCCACCATGCTGCTGACCAGGATCCCTGACACCCAGCCGTGCCTGTCCGCGGCGGGCGTGGTGGTGACCCGGGGCGGCGCCTATTACCCGTCGCCGGAGGGTTTGATCGCCATCGGCACCAACTTCGTCCCGACCCTGGTGACCAAGGGTATGTTCACGCGCGACCAGTGGCTCAGCTACAACCCCGCGTCGTTCATCGCCGGCCTGTGGGACGGGAAGTACCGGGCCTACTTCAAGCGCGCGGACAACTCCACGGGCCTGCTCATCATCGACCCGACCGGCAAGACCGCGCCGCTGGTGCTGGGTACGCAGGGCGCCAGCGCGGTGACGGCCGCCCACCAGGACAAGACCACCGACATCCTGTACATCGCCCGCGGCGGGAACATCGAGGCGGTCGGCACGTCCAGCACGCGCAAGGCGTGGACCTGGAAGTCCAAGGAGTTCCGGTTCCCGTTCTCCACGATCCTCAGCGCCTTCGTGGTGTACGGCGACCCCGGGACGCTGACCTTCAAGACCTACCTCAACGGCGCGCTCTGGTCCACCAAGGTGCTGCCGGCCAACAAGATCGGCCGGATCAGGACAGGCAGGCCCGGCATCCGCTGGTCGTTCGAGATCAGCGGCACCACCAAGGTCACCGAGTTCCGCGTCGCCCCGTCCGTCGAGGAGCTATTCGATTGAGCCACAACGAAATGATCACACCCATGCATCCAGCAGGCCCCAGCTTCTCCGGCCTTTCCGCACCCACGCTCCCGTGGGCGTGGAACGGCCCGTACTTCCACACCGGCAAGGGGTGGTTTGGCGGCCCATGCCCGTCCCAGGTCATCCACGACTGCCGGCCGCCATGGCTTGACGCGCCGACGCCTCCCGTGCCGGAGCCTAGCACCCTGATGATGCTGGCCCTCGGCATGATCGCTGTCTACCTGTGGAGCAAGCATGTCCGAGGTCGCTGAAGAGTCCACCCCGATCGTCTGCGTCGGCGGCGACGGGCGCGCCTATGTGCCGCTCGCCGAGCACGAGACCATGCGCCAGGCGGCCTCCCGCATCCAGGGTGTTCTCGGAGAGGTGATTTGCTCGCTCGACCGCCTGACCGTCGCCCTTGATGCCGGCCGCCAAGCGCCGGACGCCGACAAGCTGCTCCTGTTCCGCACTGCCTTCAGGGAAATGATCGCGGCCTTCGACAAGCTCAACGACGACGAGCAGCACGAACTCATCGCTGCCGGCGAGGCCAAGGAGGGAGCCTAAACCATGCCCATCAAGATCGCCAACGCGCCAGTCAAGCCATCGGTCGTCTTCGACCAGGTGCACCTGCGCGAGCTGCGCATCGTCCTGGCCGACGAGAACATCAGCAAGGCCAACGTCAGGATCGTCTACAGCCTGTTCGGGCGCGACGCCGACGGCATCAAGCACATGGACCGGTCCGAGAAGGTGCTCGAGATCCAGGACGCCTTTGTCGAGGCCGCGGTCAAGGCGGAGGCTGGCAACCCGGCATTGGCCATGGCCCTCAGCTCCATCGAGGGCGCCATTGCGGCGCTGTTGAACGAGTCCGGCCAATACGGCGCCGTGACGATGGAGGCCTGACCTGTGGCTGCCACCATCGGGACTGTTCCCGTCCCGAACCTCACGAACAACAACATCAGTGAGGTCGTCCGCAAGCTCAAGATCAATGTCGACGCGCTGACCGGCCAACTGAACCCTGCGTCGCGCGCGCTCACGACTGTTGATCTGACCGGCGGGCTCATCGCCTCTGCCGGTGGTGGCGGTGGTGGTGGTGGTGGCGCGCCGATCATCATCCCGGGCGGCGGCAGTGGCTACGACCCGTACACTGACACGACCACTCCGCCACCGCCAACCGGCCTGGTTGCCACTGGTGCCTACTCGACCGTCCTGCTGTCGTGGGACCCTGAGCCGGTCACGTTCAAGAACCTGGCCTACACCGAAATCTTCGTCTCCGCGACGGAACTCAGGTCTGGCGCCGTCCTGCTGACCAGGACCACCGGCAGCGTCTACAGCCACGAGGTCGGGGCAGGCCAGACCCGCTACTACTGGATCCGCTACGTCTCTCTGGCGAACGTAACCGGCCCGGACAACGCCACACTCGGCACGCCGGCAACCACCGCTATCGATGTCGGCGCGGTCATCGACGCGCTCAGCGGCCAGATCAGCGAGTCCGAGCTAAACCTAACGCTCAACGAGCGCATCAACCTGGTCGATGCTCCGACGACAGGCCT